TGTATGGTTTTCTATACCGTTTACTATACCTGCTTCTGAGTTATCGAAGTCATGTACGATAGACCATCCACTATCTTTAATAATACCGTTAGGGAAGATTGAGTTGTTGAATCCACCAAACTGTAAGTTGAAAGAAGTAACAGTTAAAGCAATAAGTGTCTTAGCTACAATAGTCTCAGTACCACCAGTCAAGTCAATTAGTGTTAAGTGACCATCGTTTCCGAATCTAAGAGACATAGGAGCGTTTTGTACTGCTGTATAACCACTTGCATGGTAAAATGTTACATCTGTGTTAGTAGAGCTTGTGAACTTACCAGAACCGTTAGCAAAGCTAAACACTGTGTTCCAGTTAGTAGCTTCTGCCATAGAAGGACTTCCAGTGTAAGAAGTCGCTACTTCAGCACCATCCCAGATACCCAAACGAAGTTGATTACCTGTCTGCATGTTAAACTTAAACTCAGAACCTTTAAGTAAAGATTGACCAAAGTAGTATGGACCTTGTAAACGTACTTCAGTACCACCCACTAGTGTAGTATCTACTATATCTGATGAAACTGGTGAGTTAGCGTTAGCACCGTAAGATATATACCATTCATCATTTACTGCACTCATTGTAGAGCCGTTAATCATGTTAGTTACATCTATTGTTACTGTAGATGCATCACTCATGGTAAGAACAAGGTCTGTACCACTTAAAGCACCACTAGCTACAAAGCTGTTTGTATCCACACCAAGTGTAGTTATATCAACAGTATAAGAGGTAGAATCAGCAAGAGTTAAAGTTAGGTCATCGCCACTGATAGCAAAAGCAGTTACAGCGTTACCCTGTGAAGCAAAGCTTAGTGTGTTAGTAAATAAGTTATTTAATTCTGTTACAGCGTTACCCTGTGAAGCAAAGCTTAGTGTGTTAGTAAATAAGTTATTTAATTCTGTTACAGCGTTAGCTAATACAGAGTTTACTAAAGTACCATTGATACTTACACCACTAACTGGTAAAGACTCTATAAGAATCTTAGCTCCATCTTTAACCATAATCTTAATCTCAGTACCATTAGCAATAGCTTGTATTGTGTTAATGTTGTGAGGTATAAGCATCTGTGAGCCAGAAGCTAAAGTAAGGTCTTTAAGTAAGATAGAAGTACCTGTTGAATCAACACTAAAGTCCATAGCTTTATACTTCAAGTATGGTGAGATTAGTTCTAGGTCTTTGTCTTCATACAACCTGTTATGTACTGTTGCTTGGTATCTGTATAATCCAGTGTTAGGGTCTACAGTGTCACCTTGACGAACTTGGAATACACCTAAGTCAGCATCATCAGAGTTGCGTACTTTATAAATAGAAGCTCTTAGTGTAGTACCTGCTTTTACATCTACAGGGTGGTCAAAGAACCACTCAATAGTATCACCAGGGTATATAGTAGCACCTGCAGTAGAACGAGCAGCTGCTCTAGGTAGTTCTTGCATGTATACTTGTTTACCATTGATTACAATACGGTACTCAAGTCTTATTTCTGGACCAACTGTCTCAGCAGCGATTGTAGTAATACCTAAACCAGAGATATTAATACCGAAGTAGTTATCACCATCATACCCTACGCTTGTAAGGGGGTTAGGAGAGCCACCAAGAGGCAGTGAGAACATATCGGTGTATACACGCCCAGAAGGAGGTATGAAGCCTGTAGAGTCTCTGTTGACTGATATAGACTGATCTTTAAGACCACCCCACATAGGGAAGAAGTTAATGTCAGATGTTAGGTTAGTAAAGTAGATGTTCTCTGAACCAGAAGACATCTTATGTTGCTCACCTAAGAATAATGAGTTAAGTGTTGTTTCAATAGCTTTATCAGAAACAAGTCTACGTGTAGGTTCATCGTATCTCCAATGAGATAAGAATGTAGCGTTATCTGCTGATAAGACATTAGAAGGGATATCGTTATAGTTACGAACACCATCACCTAATACCATTCTTCCAGTATCTTCTTCAACATAGATGACACCTTTACTAGTCATCTGGTTTAGTGTTTGAAGGTGTGTAGACGTACTACTTACGACTTCTCTATTGGTTAATCTTGTACTACTCATTGTAATCTATTCTCCTATAAGATTATATTGGTGTTTCGCCAGTGTTACCTGAGAAACCTTGTTCACCTGGGACTGGAGCCCCACCTACACCTATTGCACCTGCTCCTGGAGCTCCTCCACTAGCACCCATAGCTGCTTGCATTGCTGCTGCTTCTGCATTAGGGTCTACTTCTGGTGGGTTAGCTTCTTGGAACTTTCTTAATATCTCAGCTTGTACTGCTGCTTCAGATAAACTGTTAGCAACCTTATCAGCATCTAAGTCCATTGACTCAGCAATCTCACGTATAACATAATCCATCTTAGCAAATGGTGCTAAAGCAGGGTTCTGTACTACTTGTAAGAACTGCATTAATCGTTGACTACGAACTTCGTTAGCCATTAATGATGATGTACCTTGTGCTTTAACTTCTAGATCACCCTTGATCTCTGGGTCATAATCAAATTGCATGTTAAAGGAGAAGAATGATTTACCTAGAGGACCTAATAGATAGTCGTCTACGTTCTTGATAACTGTTCTTACAGAGCCGTTAGCTGCTGACATAAGCATAGAGATACCAGACGCTGTACGTCCAACACCAGATACACCTGTCTGACCGTGAGCAAAGCTAGGTAGACCAGTTGATTCATCAGATAACTGACGAGCCTTATCAAACATCTGCATGTTCTCATTAGATACGTTAGGGAACTTAGTACCGAAGATGGCTTGACCTGGAGCCCCACCGTTTCTACGGAAGACTTTTCCAGGGTATATATCTAGGTTCTGACCTGGAGTTAGGTTGTTCTCATCTACTTCAATTAATAAGTTACCTGATAAAGCAGCATTGTCTACAGCCATTCTCATAAAGCCATTCATTAGAGATTGTGTATCATCCATGTTCTCAGCTAGACCAACTCCAAAGAATGAGTAAGGGTTTACTTCGTATGGTACTGCGTAGTAAGGTATAACCTGTGGGTTAAATGGATTCATTACTAAACGGATTACTTGTCCATTACAAATCCAGATGTTACAGTTAAGCTGATCTACATCTTTTAGTTCTGATGGAATATCAACATCATGGTCTTCTAATACTTCTGTATCTACATAACCCCAGAACTCAAGTACTTCATATCGTTCTGTAGCTGTTTGTTGTGCATCGTCTTCCATAGCCTGTTCCCACCACTCTTTAGTATAGGACTGACCATAACCCATTGCCATATCAACAGCGTTCTTACGGAAGAATGGACGTTTCTTAAGTGCACGTAGTTGTGACTTAGACATCTTGTGACGTTCTACTACATACTCAGCTTCATCCATTGAATTAGCGTCTGGGTCTGGGTAGAAGTTCCATACTGAAACAGCATCACACTGAGGCATTGTTTTAACACGAGGTTTATAGTTACCTTCGTCATCCCAATTAGGATATTCTTTATCTACAGCAAAAGGGCCCTTCATAACGCCTGTACCAAACAAAGCACATTCAAATGCAGCTGTTCTAAGCTTCTTAGATGCACCTGATTCTTCTAATTGGTCATGTATCTTCTTTTCCATCTTCTTAGCAGCTACCATTGCAGGATGTACGGTAACTTCAGTAGCAGTTCTACCTTCACCTTCCTCCATAATATCAGCCACTGGAGCTAAATCATCAGCCATTCCACCTAATCGTTCCATAAGGTCTGGGATAGTCTCTCCTGGGCGTAATTTAGCGTCCTCAGGGCTAATTGTAGGAGCTTTGTCAGCCTTGGCTGCTTGCATATCTGGGTTAGACTCAAAATGCATAGATTCTGCTATGCCTTCTGGTAGAGTTGTAGGGTCAATGGAGATAGGGAACTTGTTATTACCGAATAAAACCTCTACTAACTGACCATATGCAGCTAATACTTTAGTTTTAGTAACTTTAACAAAGATTCTAGACTTCTCAGTGCTTGTAAACTGCACATCAGGGCCATATATACCTCTGTAGTTACGGTAAGACTTAACCCAACGCTCTTCATCAGTGTATCTAGCTGTCTCAGCTCTCTTAAAACGTTCAGTAACGTATGAAACTACCTTACCTACTGGCTCATCTGTTGTATCGCCTTCATTTATGTCATCTACAAAGGAAGATTCTGCATCATCCATGATAGTTTCCATTACTTGTTCGTCCATTTCGTACTCATCCATGTTTTATTCCTTAGTAGCCAAATGTGGGGTCAGACATCTGAAAGCCTGATCGTTGTGTAGAAGGGTCATAATCCCAAAGTGATGATCTTGGTCTAGTCATTAGACCGTATCGTAGAGCATCATAACCGTGGTCTATGGGACTCTTAGTATCTACATCTTCTAGATTGTTCTTATCAAGAGGAAGAGAGGGTAATTCTGATATTATGTTACGGCAAGTATTAAAGAAGACTATTCTAGGTTGTTCTGTAAACTCATCTACTTGAAGTCGTCTGTGTATTTCGTTCTTACCTGCTATACGTGAGCCTTTTGATCTATCTGATGGTCTCCAACGACAACCCTTTTGAATCATTTGCTCTGCTAAGCTAGGTCCTGTGTCTCCTCGATTGTGCCACAAAGAGCTATCGAGTACTCCGTATCTTATACGTTCACCTTTTTCTATCTCTATAATCATATCTGCTAAATCAGAAGCAGTAGTCTTATTAACATATAACTCTCTGTATATAACTATCTGTTCATCAGGAGCTACAGCAAACCATAATACTGCTGTCATCGAACCGTAACCGTAGTCACATGCTCTAAACTTAGCCCAACTATCTGGTATATCATATGGTGGTATTACATGCTTCTTAACACTGAACTCACTGAAAACTGAACCTTCTGATATACTCCAATCACCATCTAACAACTGTCTACGTTGATGCTCAGGCATTGATAGTAGGTTTGCTTCATACATTCCATCTTCTGCTAAGTATGGATTGTTAAACAAGTTAGCAGGTATAAACCTACGTTTAAATAAAGGCTCACCTTCTCTTGAGTGTCCTTTAGGCCATTCGATTACTTCACCATGCTCATCAGTAGCGTTGAAAGATGTATTAGCAGGAGCAGGGTCTATGAAGGTCTTCTTAACCCAGAAGTGTCCTGGGCCACCAGGGTTTGTTGTTGCTCTCATATAAAGAGGTAGCTTAGAAGCACTAGTAGCACGTAGACGTGATCTCATGTAGTTCCAAGCAAAAGGGGAAGGCCACTGTGTAAGCTCATCGAGTCCTATCCAGTTAAAAGCCTGTCCCTGGTATCTCATAACATCATCATCTCTATCAAGATATGACATCCATAAAGTAGCACCACTAGGAGCTACCCAAGTCTTATCTCTTTCCATAAACTTAATACCTGGAATAGCCCTTGGGTATAACTGTTTAGATACTGAGATAAGTTCTCTTAATTCTTCTGTACTACGTCTAACTAACAATCCTCTAGACTGTCCATTGTTAAAGTAACGTACTGGGTCTGCAACCATCGCATATGATTTACCACCACCTGCTGCTCCACCGTATAAAACTTCCTGCTCATTAGAAGCTAGGAAGTCTTCCTGAGGTCCAGGATTAGGAGCAAAGATAATGTCTTGTGCTTTCTTGACATCAATAGGCTCTGGTTTAGGGGTTGCGTAGGTAGGGGTTGGTTCAGTCGTCTCTATCGAGCTTTCTTGTACTTCTACCACCGAGTCTTTCTTCTTCGATGACTCTCGCTTTTTCACTTGCTTCTTGGTAGCGCCTTGCATAGTCTCTATGGGCTGAGGCCGTATACCTTCGTTTTTCTTCGATGCTGACACGTTTGTTTAATCCTACATGTGAAATATATCTACCCGATTGTTCTGTAAGCCATCTGGCTACTAGTCGGAGACTGTACTCTTTCAAGTACTTCTTAGCCATCTCTAACATTTCTAGTTGTTCGGGTATTGGTTGGAGTATATCCTTATCACCTTCATCTTGCTCATACCCAAAAGGAATATGTCTACCTACTCTTACTATTGGGTAGTACTCTCCGTCTAAACCTCTCTTAGGAATCTTCCATGCTTGGTCTATGGGAATAGCAGTTAATGTTGGAGCTTGTTTTCTAGCCATCTTTATATCACACACACATTAGTTTGTCAAGTACTTATCTACTAATTTCTTACCTATATATAGAACTGCTAGTACTAATACTAAGATACTTGCTTCTAGGTATAAGTTACCTGTACTGCTGTCTACCTTAATGCCCTTTGTACTTACTTCTATACGGCAAGTATCACATTCTACCACTTAGCTTTATCAGCCCAGTAAGCTGCACTCATCTTGCCTTTAGCAATGTTCTTACCATGTCTAGCTTTGAATGATGCTCTTTTCTTCTTCATCTTATCAGACTCACCTGCTTTAGGTTTACCTGCAGTCTTAGCACCCTGCTCACCAAATCTAATCATCTTAATTGTAGTACCCTCTTTAGCAAGAACTACGTGAGACTTAGTTGGGTGTTTAGGAGTACGTTTAGGTTTATTATAACCTGCAAACTTCTCACCTCTATATTCAACCATACTATTCTTCCTTCTTAGCAGGTAGAATGAATACTGGTTCTACAGTAGATACTTCCACCTTTTCTGTTTTAACAAATCCTGCTCTATCCATAATGTCTTTAGCAGCAGTCATCTTTTCTTTAGCACCTAACATATCTACATCGCCCATTACTTTGAACATTGTATATGCTGCTTTAGTTGAAGACTGAGCTATAAACTTACGTGTAAGTTCTGCTATCTCGTCTACTAGTGAAGCTGTTATTGATGAAGTTGAAACGTTGTCTGAGTATCCTGCTAGCTTCTTAGCCATCAAAGGGTCTCCCTCTGCCTGTTCAAATAGAACAGCTAAGAATAACTCTTGCTTCTCTGTGAGGGTTCTCTTTGTCATTACTTTACTTCTTTCCAAGCTTCGTTAACGTCTGGAGTAGATGGGTCGTCTGCTATATAGTGACCCTTCTCTGTTCTAGCACGTTTCATTTTCTTTGTTTCTTTCTTAGCAACCTTAGGAGGGTTCGACATATCAGTATGTGGTTTAACTTTCTTAGGAGGATAAACAATATCCATTATCTCTTTAACGTGAGAGTCGAAAGAACCGTAAGGGTCACACTGGCCCATTACGTCACCTCTGCTGTTGACTACTTGATCTGCTGTTACAGTATAACCAAGCTTCTTCAATGCATCTTTACACTTACTTAAATCCATTACTTATTCCTCTTATGAGTTCCAGGGTTAGAAGCACCGCATGCTACATATCCACCCTTGTTATATTTGTGAGCCTGTGCCTTACGAGAGAAGCTACGATTAGTTCCTTTAGGCTGTACTCTTAGGTTCTTTGCTGAGTTATCATTAGGGTTACGGTTCTTATGATCAACATCTTTACCATCTCCCTTTTTAACTAGTCCACCCTTTTCTAACATACGTCTAGCTGCCTTACGCGAAGCATTAGCTGCTAAGTTAGACTTAGGTGATTTAAGTTGAAGAGCACGCTCTCTTTTATAATCTCTTTTATATCCAGGAGTACTAGGCATTATAATCTCTTTCTTTATACGGTTGAAGCTTCAATGATACCTGAGTCTGTTAAGTCTTCATCCCACATTACAAACTGAGCTATTGTACCCATAAACTTTTGACCAAGCTCTAGGTTAGTACTTGATAGATTTGGAAGATCTGTAGGTGTGTTATTAGCCGTTAGTAAGCCACCTTCTTTAGCACCGTTTAGAAACGAAGAGCCATGACGGGAGGCTATGTTAAACACAATGTTAGTACCTGCAGCTACTCCAGGGAACGCACCAACGATTTGGTCAAGACCAGAGGTTACGTGTCTTTGTTTGAAGAGAGGTTGTCCTGTTCTACCTCCGACTGTTGATATATCAACCAAAATGTAGTTATTTGAATTTAGTCGCCAACGATACGGTCTAACTTCTGTGGAGACACCAGTATCAGCATAAGTCATCTTTCCATCCATCTGGATAGACATATTAGTAGAGTTATAAGGCATGTTAGCTGCAGGGATAGTCAATGTATCAGCTGCCCTTGTTACAGTTGAACCTGATGTTGGGATGTAACTAGATACTGTTCGACCAACTTCTAACTGTGCATTTGTAACTGTTCCTGATGCTATTATGCTTATTGAACCTGCTGCTGGAGTAAAGGTAAAGCTAACTCTGTTCTCTTCACCAGTACCTGTACCATTTGTAGTTACACCAGAAATAGTAACTGAACCTGTTCCTGTAAAGCTTAGAGTAGTTGGTACAGCAGTAAGAGTAACGTTTTGAGTAGCTAGTGTACCAGAGTTTAATAACAAGTTAGTTCTAGTCTCACTTTCATGAAGTATACCTTCGTTTACCCAAGTAGAACCATTATGTATATGATGTCCTGCTCTAGGTACATTGCTACCAACAGTAACAAGATTACCAGAGCTATCTACCATTGTAGCTGATGAACCACGAGCATGTGTGACAGCAGAGCTGAGAGAAGTACTTGTTCCACCTGTTCTATATGCTGAGCCCTTAAAGTCAAGAACAAAGTCAGGACTAAGAGAGTTTACTATATAGGAGTCTACATAAGCCTCTGAAGCCCCAGAAGACCTTAGGTGAGAACGTATTGATGCTGATAAACTTATAGTTGGCATTTAGCTATCCTTAAGCCGAGATCAGTGCAAATATACCTGTTGCTGTAGTACCTGTTGCTTTAACTCTAGATACTGAACAAGTAAGTACGAAGTTAGCAGGAACTGTTACTGTAACGTCTAGTCCGTCTATATCTGTAAACGTAACATCACCTGCTACAGTTATATAAAGACCTATAGCTACATTATTAGTACCTACGTTGTCTGCACCATCAGCAGGTGTTACAGATAACCAGTTACGAACTAGTCCTGTAGGGTTTGTGTCTAATGACTTAAATGGGTTACTATTCATAATTCTCTCCTAGTTTTAATATTAATAATCGAATAAGCATATTGAAGTTAACACTGTACCACTCTTTAGTTTAAAAGTAGCTGATATAGATGCAGGGTCTAAGTTCCAACATCCAAAACATTTACCACAAGGCTTATCCTTGTCTGTCCAACAGTATCCTAACATCTATTTTCCTTTACTTGGGTTTGTCCACTTATCTACCATCTTCTCACCAGAGCGACCAACAACGTAGCCTCCAACACCAAGAGTTAATAGATTCCAGAGTTGATCGGGTAATTCCAATACATTGTTCATAATCTCTGGATAAGCGATTGCTATTATAGGGAATACTAAATAGTTAACAGCTATGATAGCTATAACGATTAGCATTAGAAGAGGTCTCCAAGAAGCAGTCAACCAGTTAGTTGATGAAGCTTCTGCTAGTATTATCTCACCACGTACCTTCTCTATTGAGTCAGCATGTTCTAGTAAGGCTAGTTTAGTCTCTCTTTCAATTTCTGCTCTCTTATCTGAATCAGGTATAATACGTTTAAGAACGTCACCCATGATAGGAGTTAGAAGAGGTAATAAAGTACTTATCATTTCTTTTCTTTCAATATAACAAACATTGTTACGAATACTGTGAAGTTAAAGAAGAACCAGATATAGTTGTTGAATATAGCACCCCATACGTTTCCTGATATGTAAGATGCTGCCCAACCTGTCTGAGCATATAGGTAAAGTATAGAAGCTACACCGCTTAATACTCTAATAGCTATTCTTCTATGTAAAGCTTTGAATGCACAAAGGATTACCATGACAGCCATTACTACTGTAATTAAATCTAGGTATAAAGTTATATGCATTGAGTTCATCCTGGAGGGTTGTATGTTGTATGGTTTAAACTAGAGTTCTCAGTACAGACAATCTCTTTAGTTATCTCTACTTTAACGGTATCAACCAGTTCAGAGTAAGTTACTATAGCATAGAATACAACTCCACATATAGCGAAGCCAGTACACATAGCTAATAAGTTAGCTCCGACTAGACTGGGTTTCATAACGCTAAGCCTCCACTTAGTACAAAAGCAACAGCAGCAGATATAAACCCTCCAATTATAAAGTATTGGATACGGTTAGTGAACTGCCGTCTGTCTTCTTGTAAAGATGTAATAGTCTTAACAGTCTGCTCTAATAAGCTTAATGTTAAGTTTAGTTGTGATAGAGAGCTATCAAGATAACGGACTCTCTTTGACATTTCCTGCAAGTCTTTAGTAACTTCTTCTAATTTTAATTCTAGTAAATCGTTACTATCTGTCATCGTCTTTCTCTCCCTAAGACTACTTAGGGTATGTACCCCAAGCTAATTGATAATGAGGACCATCTGGGAAAGACTTCCAGTCTCCACCCCAATCCATGTCTACATTCAATTCCTTTGCTGCTTGCTTCATTGCATCAGCTATCTTGTAGTATAAAGGCCAATCCCATCTTACTGTACCACCTACATAAGCACCAAGGTCTACACCATGTCCTGTGAGATGTCTAGAGTTAAGAGTTGTTGATGCACCTTTTGCAACTAACTCCTTCTGTCTGTCTAGGGTACGCATACCTTCTAGGACAAA